AGATCAGACTTATACATCTTATCAAGACTATTAAGATACTCATCGTGATCGTCGTACTCGTTAAACTCATCAAAACCAGCGTAGAAAGGCTTAAGCTTGTTATTTATGAAATCGTCGTAGCGTTTATTATACAGACTGGCTGACTGATTGTGATTGCTCGCGTAACTGGATATGTAAGAAAGATTCTTTTTTGCCTGTCCGTACGCATCAAGCTCATCCCCAAATACATTATAACCCGTAGGCTCCTGAGCTGGAGTATCATACGATATCTCCTGGGCCATTGGTTGGGGAGCTTCCGGCATCGGCCCTCCAAAGGGCTGATACTTCCTGGGGGTAGGCTTGCTTAAAAATTGCGACAGATCCTGGTCATTCTCTTTGTCGTAATCCGACAGCAAATCAAGCTGGTCGAAATCTGACATGGACTATCTTCCGAAAAAGTCTGCCGGATTTAGATCTTCAGCCGAGAAATTATCGAAAAACCTTTTCTTTTTAGCTTCCTGAACGATTCTTTGTCCAGAAGGATCTAAGCCTCCTGATTGTAATCTGCGATACTCTTCAGGAGTTAACTGTCTAGGCTCAAATTTGCGGGCTACCCCTTTCTCTGGAAGAGCAAGCTGCTGCTGCCTTCTGTGATGATTGATGATATTCTGAGTAGAAACATCAGTGCCGTCTTTAGCTCTTCTAAACTGCTCGGGTGTTATCTTTTTAGGCATGCCGCCAGGATGTAAAGGAACCCCCTGAGGAGTTGGGATAGACGCATTTCTTTGAAGTTTTATCGGTCCATCTGGCCCCATAGTCATCTTTGGATTAAATTTGTCTTTAAGCTTGTTAACACCTCTTTTAATTAGATTGCCTGAGCCTGGTAGTCTTCTATCCAAGTACCTTCTACCCGCCTCCGCAGCCCCGAGTCCAGCGGCTGTAAGGAAAGGCCATAATGGCATACCGTCTTCGTCTGTTTGTGGAGCTGGAGATGGCTCGTCCAAGGAGGGTTTCTGGTACGGCTCGTTTAGACTTCCGCGATTCAAATAGTTCAGGGCATCCTGTTCATTCGTGAACATCGCATCGCCGTAATCCTGCATATCGTTAGTCATACGCCGGGTGCCTTTGTTTACATTTACATTAAACTTGGAACCATCTTTAAAAGTGAATCGGTTGTCAGCAGCTCCCTGATTACGAAGATTAGCAAGCATAGCACCAGCGTTTTCCGGACGATATGGCTCACTCCCCATAGACAGAGATCCTCCTCTGGCTGCCGGTGCCAAAACCTGTTTCGCAGTGTCCATACCTCCCGCACGCTCAAAAGCATCCCCGAACTCCACAGTCTCAATGCGGCCATCATCGTGCTTGAACATGGCAGTACCAGGATTCTCCATACCTGTTCTGGCCATATACTCTTCTCTTGATACCTGTCCAGGAGCTCCGTTTTTATTTTCAGGATCATTAGGATCCACATAAATATTACCTGAGGCGGCAATCTCCTGCAAAGTTTTGTTTCTACGCTTTTCCCTGGCATCATCCGCACTGTTATAAGCACCCGCGGTTTTACTTTTTATATAACGCTCCCGCATTTGAGCCTGCGTATCAGCGTCAAGCTCATCAAACGATTTACCAGTGGCAAGGGCTCCGTGAGGGCTCTTATTCCAAGCTTCTCGCATGTCAGCTTCTCTACCCTCCATTATCTCACGGGTTCGAGCTTCTTGCTTTGCTTTACGATTGTCACGGCTATCCTCCCGCTTCATATCTCTTCTGGATCTGTTTAACTGATCCCTCTGAATACCCTCTTTAATAAGCTCGTTATGTGAACGCTTTCCGCTGAAACCACCCATCGCATCTGCAGCCCTAAAAGAGTTTACTCCTGGGCTGTTACCTTGGGGCGCGGGCTCTCGTGCTTCTACATTTTGCTGATATTCGGGATCCGCTAAAAGATCATCTAAAGACCTTTGGCCTGTAGGTTGTACTGGAAAGCCAGCGTCGTTCGAGCTTGGAGCTTCGCGAAAATCTAGTGCATCCATCCCCGCTCCGAGAGCGGTAGCTCCTACTCCTACTTGCAAACCAGGTTTGATGTAATTTTTTGGCGTTAAAAACTCCTTACCTAAGTTAACCGCAGCATCAAATCCCTCTTTACCTTTTTTTGCGGCTTTAAAAGCTGGTATTAGTTCAGCAGCAGTCAGAGCAGCGTCCATAGCATCGCCCCCGGTCCAGTCTCGATCGTAGTTAGGGTCTCCCATTAAATCACCCCTAACAGCATCGTTAATCATACCGCCGACTTCCATTGGAGCTCCAAATAAAAACTGCCCACCACCTTTCATGCCTCGAGTAAACCAGTTATCATCATCCTCCGGCTCAAATAAATACTTTTTAGCAGCGGCTATGTTTTTTTGACTCTGAGTTAATGCCATAGGAAAAATGTATATCCCCTAATTTAAGGCATCAACCGCTTGTAATTCTTCTTAATCGATCCTAAAGGAGCCCGCATGAACCCGTCGGGGCACATCATGGATGGATTTTTGCGTAACATCCGATTGCTTATCTTTTTCTTTTTCGGGGTCTTGAATGTCGTTGCACTGTCAATGTTATACAGGGCGATGGCCGCGGCCAGGACATGATCATCATGATGACCCGGAGCAGCCTCAGGCTTACCCCGATCATTGATTACAAAAGTTTTGAACTCTTTTAATACATCCGCATCAGGAATATCCACATTTTCCTCGATAATTTCCGAAGCCAGATGGTCTATAACAGTCTTTCGTGTAATTTTATCCGTAGACCACCCAAAACTCTTCTCAACCATGCCCATAGAATCGTTATATTTACGCCTCCTATAAACAGATAAGCCCATCTCCAGTAGATACTTTAATAAGGCCAGCCCAGAATTGTTAACTTCAGGGATTACGAACGCATTTCCATAAAATCTAGCAGCCGCTTCGACCTCATGCGCTAATATGCCAATATCTACGCGCGAATGGTGCAATGCAACCAATCGGGGAACATGCCAATTGCCATGCCAATCCTCAAAAGGAGCTCTCCAGACCTGTACAGAATGGTAATCCGGATCGGCGGCCAAGCCCTGGGTCTGCTGGTCCTCGCCAGTGCATGTATCCGCAGATATTAAATACTTGGAATCATACTCAGGCTCATCATAAATCTTCCACATACCAGCCCTATCGGGCGTAAATGAAGCGTTTTTGCTGTCACCCTGAACAGCTAAATTCCCAATACGGCATTTCTGACCGCTACACGCTCTGTGCATAGACTCAACATTCGCCATATGAAACCTAGGGCGGGATGACATAAGGAAACATTCATCAGGATCCGAAGGATACTCCTGCCGGAACTTACTTAAATCACCGTTGCACTTGTCCTGGAGGACACGACGACGCCAATGCAGCTGCTCATAGTTAACATCAAACCGTTCCATCTCCTGCTTCTCGTCCTCGGTCATCGTATCAATGAAGTCCTGCTTCATATCATCGTTCGCAAACGGTACTACGGAGTCCTCAAATTCAAACCAGGCGGCGAATATCTTGGCCCATTCATTGTCCTGAACCCATGTCCTATAGAACCAGCCATTCGGACCGTTCGGTGTGGAATCAGCCACAACCAGGGATACCGCATCCCCATCATATAAAGACTGCAAATAACCCAGAGCCGGGTCACGCTCGCCCTGCATAGGCCAGAACGCAACCTCCGTCATGTTACCAACCTGGATTGTTCCGCTTCTTCCCGCGTTTTTGGAACCCGCAGTTTCCTTTCCGTATTGGCTTCTTGTTTTTAGCTTTATCAGATCCGCGAGATTGCCACCGTCCTCCAGGTTTATTCCTGTACCGTCCCACGGAAAAAGATCGTTTTCCGCGTATCTTCGGTAGATTTCGAAAACTTTGTCCGATGTACCGCTTATGTCCCCCATCAGACTCCCGCTTAAGTTCTCGTACTTTCTCATATGATGATATGTCAGGGCTTGCGCGCATGTGCTCGCTCCCTTCTGACGAGGTTTCAGAATGATCATCTTGCATGGGAGACTTTCAATTTGGCATTTTCTGTAATGGGCGAACATACGCTTCTGCAGCGTATTGGCTTTTGGTTTGATATCTTTACCACGCTTATCTTTGATTACCGCAAATGTTGAAAACCAGACCTCCGGATCAATGCGGATGAGGTCTGCCAGCTGCTCTGAATCACTCACTTAGCACTTCCAGCGTCTACGCGCCTGCCGAAGTCTGCTATTGGGGTCTTTAGCTGCCTTTGGAAATTTTTTCATCTGACCTGCAGAACGGGAGCAATAGGATTTACGACGCTTGGCCGATTTACTCCCCTTCTTTACCTTGCCGGTCACAGCTCCTTTGAGCTTGGATCCAGGATTATCCTTACGATACTTCGCAATACCCTTCTTTGTCATACCAGCACCCTTCTTGGTTGGGCGTTTATGCCCTCCCCCAATCGTGTGCCCTTTCATAGAACCCTTCTTACTTGCCATAACCTTTACCTTTTTTTACTGCACTTCGAGCAGCAGGCTTTTTTTTTCTGGGCATGTTCTTAATAGGTTTCTTCTTGGCGGATACTTTCTTTCCGTACTTCATTACTTTTTCCTCTTTCTGATTGATGATGTTCGTTTTCCCATGCCAACACGCTTTTTTTCAGCTACGACAGCTTTCTTACGCTTGCCGACGCCTTTCCATGTGACTGGGGTTTTCTTTGAAACTTTTTTGCTGGGTCTGCACTTCTTCACACCCTTGTTTTTCGACGATCCACACGGGTTCCCTTTTTCGTCCTTCCACTTCTCTTTGAACCAACGCTTGAGCGCTGCACCCTTTGCCGTCTTTCTTACGGCCATTACTTCTTCTTTGCGCCCCCACGCTTACGGCATTTGGCTATAGCCCCTGAGGCGTAGGCGCTTGGGAATACCTTATACGATGCTTTTACCTTACGATAGCACGCGTCTTTGTTAGTCTTTTTAGCTCCGCTTTTTTTCT